CCAGCGGCTACAACCCTCGCCACGACGCCCACCTCGACGAGCGCGTACTCGTGCTGCTGTGGCGGGCGCGCGGCCAGCCGGTGAACCTCTACCGGGCGCTGGGCTGCGATCCTTTCGAGGAGAACTACCGCGCCGTCAAGGAGTCCGTCTGCCGCCTGCGGGCCAGTGGGATCGTGCGCATCGTCGGCGCCGGCCGGGCGGGACGCAAACTTGCGCCAATTTCGCCGGGCACAAGCGGGAGAGTGGGGGCATGAGTACCAGCGAAAGCACAGTGCTGCTGGTCGAGTGGTGGCCAACCACGAAGCCCACGCCCTACGCACGCAACGCCAGGCAGTGTCCTGAGCAGGCGATCGCCAAGGTTGCCGGCAGCATCCACGAGTTCGGCTTCAAGAACCCGATCCTCGTCGACGGCGAGGGCGTGATCATCGCCGGCCACACACGCCTCCTCGCGGCCCAGCGCCTCGAGCTTGCCAAGGTCCCGGTGATCGTCTGCGCCGACCTCTCGCCGGCCAAGGTCAAAGCCCTGCGCCTCGCCGACAACCGCACTGCCATGGAGACCTCGTGGGACGACGAGCTGCTCGCGATCGAGCTGGAGGAGCTGCTCGGCCTCGACGTTGACCTGGTGCTCACGGGCTTCGATGAGGACGAGATCGCGGCGCTGCTCGCAGAGCCGACCGAGGGTCTGACGGACGAGGACACGCCTTGCGACCCGCCCGAGATCCCCGCCTCGCGCACCGGCGACCTGTGGCTGCTGGGCAAGCATCGACTGCTCTGCGGGGACTCCACCAGCTCCGACGACGTGAAGCGCCTGATGGACGGCAAGCGCGCCACGCTCATGGCCACCGACCCGCCCTACCTCGTCGACTACGACGGCGGCAACCATCCCCAGACCTGGGCCAATGGCGGCAAGAAGCCCGGCGCCGAGAAAGACGCAGGGACGAAGCACTGGGACGCCTACACCGACCACGACAGCTCCGTCACCTTCTACCGCGACTTCCTCTCAATCGCGCTCGAGGTCGCGCTCTCGCCGCGGCCTGTTGTCTACCAGTGGTTTGGCATGATGAAGGTCGACATCGTCTTGGAGGCCTGGCGCGAGGTGGGCCTCCTGCCCCACCAGGTGTTGATCTGGAAGAAGAGTCGCCACGTGCTCACGCGCTGCGACTTCATGTGGGACTACGAGCCGATGATGTACGGCTGGCTCCAAGGCGAGCGGCCCGGGTCAGCGATCAGACCGCCGGCGAACGCCACCGCCGTCTGGGAGATTGAGTCGAAGATCGAGGACGCGCCGGGCAACCTGCACCCGACAATGAAGCCGGTCGAGCTGATTCGTCGCCCGATCCTCTACCACACCAAGCTCGGCGGCCTCATCTATGAGCCGTTCAGCGGCAGTGGCACGGCGATCATCGCTGCCGAGAACACTGGCCGAGCCTGCTGCGCCATGGAGCAGAGCCCCGCCTTCGTCGACGTGGCCGTGGCGCGCTGGGAGGCCTACGCGGGCGCGGCAGCGACGCTCGAGGGTGATGGGCGCAGCTTCGCGGACGTGGCGGCGGAGCGCCTTCCGTGAGCGGCAATAAGTCGGGAAGGGCCGCCATTCGCGTCCGCGTCGACATCGTCTACCGGCTGCTGCTGCTCGGCCTCGACCGCCAGCGCATCATGGACCACGTGCGCTCGAAGTACCCCACCTGGCCGAAGAGCGAAAGCGCGATCGACCGCTATATGAAGCAGGCAGAGCAGCTCCTGATTGAGTCCGGCGCAGTCGATCGCGACCTTGAGTTCGGCCGCTCACTGGCGCGCAAGCACGATATCTTCGCGCGCTGCATGACCGACAAGGACCACCGCACCGCGCTCGCCGCGCAGGAGAAGATCGACGAGCTGCTTGGGCTCAAGGCGCCGCTACGGGTGGACATCGCCACGGCGCGGCAGCAGCTTGTCGACCTGCTACTCGAGGACGTAATCGGTGAAGCTGACGCAATCACGCGAGGATCTGCGCAGTAGGATCGAGCGCGTCGTCGCCCGGATGCCCGAGGAGCAGGTCGTCCAGGAGCTCGCGGCGCGCATCGACGAGCCCCTGGTCGGATCAAACCGCCACGTTGGGCCTATCCCGGTCGAGGACTTCGTCGAGTCCTGCCTGATCGTCGAGAAGGAAGGCGCGACCGAGGTCGGCCTCATCCCCTTCCACCTGTGGCCTGACCAACGAGTCGCCCTCGGGGTGATCGAGCGCGAGCGCTTCCTCGTGGTCCCCAAGGGCAGGCAGATCGGCATCACCTGGCTCGAATTGGCAGCCATGCTGCACGCCGGCATCGTCGGCGGAAACCGTCTCTTCAACATCGCCCGTCAGTCCGGCGACGACGCCAAGGACGCGATTCGCCGCCTGCTGATCCTCATGGGCTACGACGCCAACACCGACCCGCCGCACATGGCCGTGCTGCCTGGGTCGCCCGCGGCGATGGATGCCTGGCGACCGACAATCGTCGGCAAGACGACCACCAGCATCACGCTGGAGAACGGCAGCCGCTTCCAGACCAAAACGGCAACGCGCCACATCGCCCGCGGAGACGCCGCCTACTGGACTCTCTGCGACGAGTTCGCCTCCTGGCCATGGCCAATGCAGCAGCTCGCCGCGCTCGAGCATGGCGCCCACCGGGTGCACGTGGTCTCGACCGGCGACGGCGACGCGGACGACTTTGCCACGCTCTTCAAGAACGCGGAGGGCGGCAAGGGCAAGTGGCGGTCTCACTTCGTGTCCGCGACCGCAGACCCGCGGCGCGACGACGAGTGGTTCCGGCAGAACGTCGACGAGGCGGCCGACCCCGACCTCGCAGCCCGTGAGCTGGCACGCGACATCACCGACGTCTTCCGGCCCCGTGAAGGCGCCTTCTTCAAGTGCTTCAAGCGGGCGCAGAACGTGCGCGAGTTCGACGTCGTGCCGGGCTGGGCAACAGAGACGTGCGTCGACTGGGGGCTCGCGCACCCGGCCGCGCTCTTCCTGCAGATATCTCCCTCGGGCCAGCCCTTCGTCTTCGATGAGTACCTGCCCGTCGACGAGCCGCGCACCACTGACTTTGGAGAGGGCATCCTCGCGAGGCTGGCGCGGTACAAGTTCGGCGTCAAGGTCCGCGGCCCCTTTTCCGACCCCGCCGGCAGATATCGCAACACGCAGACGAAGCGTAGCGAGTTTGACGTCTTCCGCGACCTCGGCATGCGTTGCGAGGGCAAGCCCAGCAAGGTGAACGACGGCGTGACACTGATGATGGAGTCCATCGGCGACGAGTCCGGAGTTGCCATCGAGGACACGCAGAAGCGCCTCATCGTTCACCCGCGCTGCGCCGGCCTGATCGCGGCCCTCGCGAACGTCCAACCGCATCGTAACGACGACAACATCTACGACACCGACCACAAGGTCTACTCGCATCCCCTCGACGCGCTTCGCTACTGGCACATCTGTCGCTACCGCCGGCGCCGAGGAGCGTCCTCTGGCGGCGGCATCTCGACGAACATGTCAGGCAGTCGTCCGAGCGGCTTCTAGCCTCGCAAACTACAGCCAATTTCACCACGCGACCGGCCGCAGGCTTATGCCGTGGCCATCACCGACCGCATCACTGCTGCGGCTCGCTGGGCGTTCAGCTCTGAACGCCCGGCTTCGCTGTCTCTAACCGAGGGCGGCAAGGGCACGGACACCACCGAGCGCGGCTCCAACTCCGTCTCCTACGCGACCTCCAATGACGGCACGGCCAGCCTCATCGACCCCGAGTACAAGTACGAACTGCGCGGTCGTCAGGGCGGCACGCTCTACCGGCGCATGCGCTGGAGCGACCCCCACATCTGGGGCCTGCGCCAGGCCCAGAACCTGCCCATGCTGCAGGCGCAGGCCCACATGGAGCCTGCCCCCGGCGGAGCTAAGAACGCGCAGGGAGTGGTTGAGAACCCCGACGCCGCTGCCAAGGCAGAACTCGCCGAGCGCCTGTTGCTGAACGACTTCCCCTGGCGCAGCTTCCTGCAGGACTCCCTACTGTCCCTCGACTACGGCTTCTCATGCTTCGAGATCGTCTGGCGGATCGAGGACGGCGAGGCGCGCTGCCGCCTGGCGCTGCGCCCCGCCTCGTCCATCTGGGTCGAGGACATCCACGTCAAAGATGGCGCCATAGATCACGTCGTGCAGCGTCCGATCGACGGCGGCGAGCGCGTAATCCCCGGCGAGAAGATCGTCTGGTTCGCCCACCAGAAGGAGGGCGACTCGTTCACCGGCCGCTCCATTATGCGGCCCATGTACAAGCCCTGGAAGATCAAGGAGGAGCTCGAGATCGAGCTGCCGATCATGGCCCGCAAGCTCGGCGGCGTGCCTGACATCGAGACCGACGACGAGCCTGACAACGAAACCGCGGCCAAGCTCGACAACATGGGGCGCCGCTTCGGGCTCACGCCTGACGCCTTCTTCCGCCACACGGCCGACACGCGGATCACGCTGCTCACCGGCAATGCGAACATCTCGGACATCCTCGAAGCCATCAAGCAGCGTGACACCGAGATCACCTCTGTCTGCCAAGCTCAGGTCTTCGACCTCGGCACGAGCAATTCCGGCAGCCGCGCCCTCGGCACGACGCTCTCCGACCTGTTCAACAACGGCATCCAGGCTGAGGCCAAGGGCCGCGAGGACGTGCTCAACGCCCGCGGCGGGCTCATCCACCAGCTCATTGCCGAGAACTTCCCCCGCGACGACAACCTGCCCAAGCTGCGTTTCGGCAACGTGCAGGCCGTCGACCTCAAGTCCTTCGCGCAGGCCCTGCTGTGGTTTTCCCAGGCGTTCCCCACGTTGTCCCCCGAGGTGCAGGAGTGGGCGCGCTCCGAGGCTGGCATGCCAGAGGGTACAGACGCACAGGTCGTCGTCGACGCGAAGAAGATTCCTCCGACCCCCGCCAAAGTCGTCCCGCCGCAGCCACCGGCAGGCGATGGACAGCCGCCAGAGGGCGGAGCCAAGGCCAGTGAGGCACCACATTCTCACGGTCCCGGCCTCCAGCTTGCCGAGCTCCGCCCTCCGCGTGGCGTCGAGGTCTACCTGAACCTCGCCGAGCTGACCTCCCGTTTCGACGACTCACGGACGGCGATCCGCGTGGCCACGCAGGCGACCCGAGACGCCCTCGCGGCCGAACTCGGGCGGCGCGCTCGCATCGCTGCCGACAAGGGGCAGTTGCCAAAGTTCGCAGCGGGCGCGCCGCCCATGGTCGACAAATTGACCGCCGAGATCTCGGCAGTGCTTCTTGACTTCTACGACGCCGGCATGGTGCAGGTACGCGACGAGCTGGCGCGCCAGAAGGCCGGCAAGCCGTGGACGCCTGACGCCGTTGGCGCGCGCATCGCCGCCGCGGAGAAGCCGAAGGTGAGCCCCCAGCGCGCTGCCAAGGACGCAGCGATCGCGCAGCAGTCCGAGATGGCTGCGCGCAGTCTTGCCGCCGCCACTCAGGCCGCCGCCGCCGCTGCCGCTGCGCGCCTGGCCAGCGGCGTGCCGGTCGACGAGGCCGGACTCGCGACGGCCATCGTGCGCGAGTCCGACGCCGCCGCCCTGCGCTTCGCGGGCATCGTCTCCGACCTCATGCAGCTCGGCCGCGCAGACGAGGCGCAGGCGCAAGCGCAACAGATCGAGGACGCCGCGTACTCGGCGCTGCTCGATGGCGCCACATGCGACCCCTGTGGTGCACAGGACGGTGACACCACAACGGACCTGACGCTGGCCGAGAGCTGGACGCCAAACCCGGACTGCGAGGGTGGCGACCGCTGCAGATGCCTCGTGGTCTACGAGATCGCACAGGACCAAGGAGCATCCGCATGAACGGCATCGCCGAACTCTTCCGCCTGCGCCTCGCTGAGACGATCGCCGCGGGCGACACGACCCCAATGATGGTCTTCCCGATTGGCGAGTGGCACAGCACCCTCTACCCGGACCTGGCGCTGACGGAAGACCTCGCCAACGAGATGATCGCCAACTTTGAGGCGGGCATTCTCGGCACCGAGCCTGTCGTCGACAGCTCCGGAAAGCATGACACTTCGGTGCCGGCGGCCGGGTGGGTGAAGCGCGTCTACCTCGCCAGCTACGAGGAGGAGGACGTCACCGGCCTGGCACTCTGGGCGGACGTCAAGTGGACCGGCTTTGGCGCCGGCATGCTCAGCGACGACCAGTACAAGTACGGCAGCGTCGAGATCGGCCCCGTCACCTTGAACGACACCGGCGAGAAGGTTGAGAACGTGCTGCGCTCGCTGACCCTGACGAACACGCCCGTCCTGCGCCTCATGCCCGGCGTCAAGAACGCCGCCGAGAAGCAGCGCGCCGTGGTGACGCTGTCGCTGTCCGAGGTGACTCTCGCCGCCATCCCCGAGTTCATCAAGGCCAAGATGCGTGCCAAGTGGCTGAAGGCGAACCCCGGCAAGACGGAAGACGACGTGCCCGACAACATGAAGGCAAGCGAAGACCCCCGCAGCCTTGCCGAAACGGACCCTGTCGCCGCCGCGGTCGCCAAGCTCGAAGAGGCGCTCACCGCAGCCAACGAGGCGCTCGGCGGCAAGCTCGGCATCCCCGTCATCCGCACCTATCTCCGCGAGGCCATCCGCAAGGCCTCCGCCCATTCACTCACCGAAGACCCCGGCGACCACGCCGAGCCCATAGACGGCAGTTCCGACGCTGCTTCGCAACCTGCGAAGGCTGACGAAGGCCAAGACGTGGTGCTCGCCGATGGCGACGCCGCAACGAAAGGAAGTGACCCCATGAAGACCGTAGCAACCAAGCTCAACCTGGCCGAAGACGCCCCTGAGGCGCTCGTGCTGGCCGAGGTCGTGAAGCTCGCTGGGCACGACGCGGCCGAGACGAAGCGCGCCGACGAGGCCGAGGTCAAGCTCGCCGAGACCGAGAAGGTCAGTTCCATCGCCGCCTTCACGATCAAGCTCGACGAGAAGATCAAGACGGAGAACACCGTCGCCCCCGGGCAGCGTGACTACTTCCTCGGCCTGGCCGATCGCAACATGGTCGAAGCCGAGCTGGCCCTCGCGAGCCACACCGTCAAGGTCATCGACGTGGCCGAACACGGCACCGGCATCCAGGGAGACGACAAGCCCACGAAGCGCGCCGACGTCGAGCTCTCCGAGCTGACTCGGGCCCGCATGGTCAAGGACGGCATCGGCTACCCGAAGGCCATGGGCCTCGTGCTCTCCGAGAACCACAACGAGATCCAGGAACGCTACCAGAACTTCCTGGACGGAAAGGAGGGCTGACCAGTGGCCACGATTCTGCCTATGGGCCCCGTGACGAGCAAGACGTACATCGCGTCCGGCTCCATGACTGCCATTCAGTACCACGTCGTGAAGCTCTCGGCGGCCTCGACCGCCATCATCGCCGGGGCTAACGACGTGCCCGAAGGCGTCCTCAAGAACGCTCCCGCCGACGGCGGTCAGGCATCCGTCGTGACGCGCGGCGAGTGCGAGGTCTTCGTCGACGCCGCCACGGCGATCCTCATCGACGACCTCATCGTGTCGGACGCCAGCGGCCACGGCATCAAGATCCCCGCGACCGCCGCGACCAAGTACCACGCCCTAGGCCGCGCCAAAGAGGCCAAGGCCTCCGGCACCGGCACCATCATCGTCGACGTCCAGCCGGGCGATTCGACCAATCCCGCCTGAGAGGGGTGAGCTGAGATGCCGCGTCCAGAAGATCTTCACATCGACGTCGCGGAGTCGGGGTTCGCCCTCGACTACGCAGGCACCAAGGACGGATACATCGGCGGGCTCGTCGCGCCGTTGCTCCGCAGCAAGAAGCAGACCGGCCTCTACTGGGTCGCCAACAAGAACAACCGGCTGCACGACATCAGCCGGGCGCCCCGCGACGAGTACAAGGTCGTCGACTGGGGATACGCGACCGACAACTTCACCTGCAAGGGCTACGGCGCCAAGGCCCTGACCGACGTCGAGTCGATCGCCAACGCAGACCCGATGGTCGACCCCGAGCAGGATGCGATTGCCGCGGTCGTCGACGAGGTCACGGTCAACGCCGAGTACCGCGTCGCGAGCAAGGCGTTCAGCGCGAGCGTGTTCACGCAGACCAGCGCCCTCACGAGCACGGCCCGGTGGGACTCCACCGTTCCGGACCCGTGGGGCAACCGCGTGACCGCGAACGCGGCCGTGCGGCCGACCACCGGACATGAGGTCAACACCCTCATCATCGGCGGTTCGGTGTGGGAGTACCTGCGTCAGATCACGGCGATCAAGAACGCCATCTTCGGCGCGAACGGTCCCTATGGTGTGCCCACGAAGGAGCAGGTCGCCAGCGTGCTCGGCATCGACCGCATCTGGGTCGGCTCCGGCACCTACTACAACGGTTCGACGTTCGTCGACCTCTGGGGCAAGAGCGCCCTCTGGGCCTACTACCCCAAGTCGGTGGACGAGAACCGCGGCCGGGTGATCGTGCCGATGCGCACCATCGCCTGGGACGTCGACGGCGTCCCGCGCTTCCAGGTGAGCCAGCCCTGGGAGGACCGCGACCACCGCAGCTGGGCCCGCTACGTCGACGACTACACGGACGAGAAGGTCACGTGTGCCGCCGCCGGCTACTTGTTCACCACGGTCATCAGCTGAGCTGACGCACCCTAAAGACGGGGGCCGGGTCGATGTTCCGGACCCGGCCCCCGGAGAAGGAAGGAGAGACGCACGCATGCCGTACATCGCGAAGCACAGGATCGACGCCGGCGAGCAGGTCTACGAGGTCGGCGAGAAAGTCCCCGATGAGATCGTCGACGAGGCCATGGTCGAAGCCGGCTCTGCCGAGCTTCTCACCGACAAGCAGTTCGAGGCGCTGGCCGACTCCGACCCGCGCCACAAGAGCAACCGCGAGTTGCGCGATCTCTGCGAAGCGCGCGGCCTTCCCGTCGACAAGCGCATGAACAAGGACGAGTTGCTCGCCCTGCTCGAGGGCGACGGGGGCGAGTAAGCCGCAATGGCTGACTACTGCTCCCTGGCCGAGGCGCTCGCTCTGCTGCCCAGCGTGGGCACCCTGCGTGACGCCGTGGCCTACGATGCCGGGCCGCCGATCGTCTCGGCCGTCACGGCCACGGTGCCGGGCGCCACGCAGGCGGCGCTGCTGCTGGCGTCTGTGACCGCCGAGATCGACATGCACCTGCGCGGCCGCGGCTACGTGACCCCCGCCACTGACACCGAGGCGCTGGCCTCGCTCAAGACCATCTGCATGAACGGCGCCGCGGCGCGCATCGCCAAGGCCATGTGGCCTAGCGGTACCGGGGCCGGCGGCGACAATGGCGCGGTCATCACGCTGCGTGAGGACTACGCCGCCGGGCTCGCCTTCATCGACAAAGGCGGACTCGCCGCCGATTCCGTCGCGTCCGGCACGAGCATCAACTTCGACTTCGACGACTACTCCGACGTGGCCACCGAGACCAGGAAGCCCACCAGCGAGGCGCCGTTCTGATGGCCACCGTCTCCCGCCAGAACAGCGGCGTCACCTTCGACCTGCGCACCGACCCGCCGCTCAAGGAGTTCCAGTTCCGCGTGTCCCGCTTCACCGAGGGCATCTCCGACTGGTCGCACTTCTTCGAGGGTCTCGGCGTCTGGTTCAAAGCGCGCATGGGCGAGACGTTCGGTAGCGAGGGAGCGGCCAGCGGAACGCGCTGGGCCGACCTCACGACCGCCTACGCGGCGTGGAAGCAGGAGCACTACCCCGGCCGCCCCATCGGCGTGCTCACCGGGGCGCTGCGTGCGTCCATGACCGGCGGTAGCGGCTACTCCGAGACGATACACAAGACCGACGCCTCGTTTGGTATGAGCGATTCGTCGCAGGCGAAGCCCTACGGCGTCCACTTTTCAGGCCGTCGCCCGGTGCTGCGCATGCCCGCCAAGTGGGGGCGGGAGACTCAGAAGCTCACGCACGAGTGGCTCATCGCCGAGGCGCGCGGCTCCATGGGCATCGGTGGCAGCGGCTTTGCCGGCGTCGTGCGCGCACGCGAGGCAGGCGCCTGATGGGCATGACCGGCGTCGAGTCCGTGGTGCGCTCCATCATCTTCGTGCTCAAGAACGGCATGGCGACGAAGCTCACCGCGCTCAAGGCGCTGTATGACGCCGAGTTCTCCGACGGCGTCGCCCTGCCCACGCCGGCCGCCACCGACTACTACTGGTACCGCCCGGACCTGCTGCCCGCCTACCCGGCGATCATCGTCACGCCGATGCCGGAGACGGCCTCGGATAAGGACCTCGCCGCCGGCTATGACTTCGCCTTCGCGATTCAGCTCGACGTGGTCGTGCCGGCTACCGATCCCGCCGCGGCCGAAGTCCTGCTGTGGCGCTACTGGCGCGCCGTGAAGGAGCTGCTGACGGCAAACAACGCCATCGCGGGCGCGGACTGCAACCTACAGGCCGTCGACTGGAATCAGCCCGTATGGACGCCTGAGGGCTTCTCAGGGCCGGTCAAGGACGTGCCCGGATTGTTCATCGTGTCAACCACCGAACGAGCGTAAGGAGCGTGACCGCATGAAGGGTTTGACCTGGCCGAAGTACGCCGGCGAGCGGCGCCAGATTCCCGGCGTCCCGTCCCCCAAGGACGGGTACGGGCCGGGCGTCGTGCTGCCACTCTCCGAAGCCGGCATGACTGAAGACGAGGCGAAGGCGGCCATCAAGGGCACGCCGCTCGCCATCGTCGACCCCAAGGAACCGAAGACCGCGAAGGGCGGTGACTGACCATGGCATCTCCCGGCGGCTACATCCAGGCGGCGCTTGAACAGGCTCCGAACGCCGAGGGCGGCGCCAACGCCGTCTCGTCAAACCTGTTTTATCTGCCCGCCGTGACCATCGACATGAACCCGGACCCGCAGATGCTCGACACCGGAGACGAGCTGCGCGGGAGCTTCGCTGAGTATCCGAACTCTGGCGTCGGCGAGTACAACCCGAGCGGCTCACTCGATGGGCGCTGCTACCCGGGAACCCTCGGACTCCTGCTCTCCGCGGCCTGTGGTGGGTGCGTGACCACGCCCGGCAACGGCACCATCACCGACCCCGACGCGGCCACCGTTCCCGCCGGCGCCCACCGACACGTGTTCTCGTGGCGCGAGACCGAGATCCCGCAGACCATGCAGCTCATCTATGCGCCCCCGCCGGGCGGGTTCCGCAAGGCCCAAGGCATCGGCATCGACGAGCTGTCCTTCAAGGCTGACGGCGGCGCCCAGACGTTCGCCGCCACGCTACTCAACCTCGTGACGAAGAAGCTCACCGACCCGGTGCTTACGCCGAGCTACGAGGCGGCGCAGCCGTGGCGCGCCGGCGAGCTGGCGCTCACGTGGCTGGCGAGCTCGGCCGTCACCGAGGACTTCGACTGGTCCATCAAGAACGGCATCATCACTGAGCGGGCTTACACCTCAGGCAGCCGTTTCCCCGACGCCATCGTCTACGAGCAGAAGATCCCCGTACTCGGCGGCTCCATCCCCAAGCGGTCGCTCATCGACGTCGACTACGATGCGCTGCTTGCCGGCACCACGTTCGCCGCCAAGCTGAAGATGACGCACTCGCAGGACGCGGTGACCGGCTATAAGCACCAGATGTGGGTCGAGATGCCTGCCTGCCAGTACCAGAGCGGCAAGGGTGACGCCATCAAGAACGAGCGCCGCAACAAGGCCTCGTTCGACTGGGCCGCGCGTTATGACTCAGCGACGAGCAAGTGGGCGACGATAACGCTCGTCAACTCGACCCCCGCCTACGCGACCTACGCCTGAGCCATGCTCGTCACCCTGCCATCCGGCGCCGTCGCCCCCCTGGAAGAGCCGGGGCTCATCCCCCTGCTCTCCGGGGGCGGCGGCCTGCTGGCAGTCGCGCGCGCCACCCTGGCGCATGCCGAGGTCGACGCCGAGGCGCTCACCCCCGAAGACCTCTTCTGCGTCGCTCTGTGGGGCGTGCAGGCGTTCGCGGACTCTGAGGCGGCTGCCACCCTGGCCATGGTCTGCGAGACCTTCAGCGAGCCCCCATCGCGCCGCATGGGCCTCTCCGACTCGACGCTCGCGTGGGCGCTCGACTCGGGCTGCCTACTGACGCTCAAAGAGGCGCGGGAGGGCGACGGTAGAGAGGGCGAATCAGAAGACGAGTCCGAGGGCGGCGTCCGATTCAGCACGCCCGGAACAGGGAGAGATGATGTCTGACGAAGTTCAGCCGGAGGCCGTCACGGAACCCCCGGAAGAGGCGCCGCTGGTGCTCGTTCCGACCCCAGCTGCTGAGTGGCCGAAGAAGTCCCCCGGCGTCGTCGTCGAGCTGCCGAGCGGAGCCGTTGCGCGCCTGTCCCGGCCGCCGATTCAATACTACATCGCCACCGGCCGCGTTCCGCCGAAGCTCTGGGCGAAGGTGCAGAAGGAAGGCGGCGAGGTGTTCGCCGACCCGCTCAACTCCTTCACCAAGGAAGAGCTGGCCCTGTTCGTCGACTGGATGATTGCCGCGAGCTTCGTCGAGCCCGTGGTTTCCATGACCCGCAAGGCCGGGACGCAGTACATCGGTGACCTCGACGAGCTCGACAAGGAAACCGTGATGAATCTCCTCGGCCTGAGCCTCGCGGGGTGACGTAAGTGGGCCTCGACACAATCGCGCTTCGTTTGGTGGTGGGCGGCGATTCCAAGGGCGCGCAGAAGGCGCTTTCGGATCTCGGCGGCCAGTCGAAGAAGACGCAGACCGACATGGGCAAGGCGCTCAAGGTGGCGCAGGGAGCGGCGGCCGTCGGCCTCACGGCTATCGTCGGCATCGCTACCAAGGGCGTGATGGACTATACGCAGCTCGCGTCCTCCATCGGGGACCTGCAGCGTCAGTCAAAGATCAGCGCCACCGACGCATCCTTGCTCGTCGGCCAGTGGCAGCGATACGGCGTGACCATCGAAGCCGGCACGACCGCAACCGTGATGCTCTCTAAGAACATCGACGCCGCAAGCGGTTTCTACGACAAGAACGCACAGGCGGCTGCGCAGGCTGCCGCTGCTGGCAAGGACTACATCAGCAAGACCAACCCCGTCCTCGACGCCTTCTATCGGCTCGGCATCAGCATGGCGGAGATAAAAAAGCAGTCTCCGGCGCAGACGCTTGAGGAGGTGCGCTCCAAGCTGTCGCAGATGCCGCCGGGCGCCGAGCGGACGGCCATCGCCGCGAAGCTCCTCGGGAAAGGCTTCATGGGCCTCAGCAAGTGGATAGGCGCTTCGTCTACCGACCTCGACGCGCTGAATCAGCAGCTCAAGGGCACCGGCCAAGTGATGGACAACACGGAGCTGGCCAAGGCCAAGGACGACATGAAGCAGATGGCCCTGCTGCAGGTAGACCTGCGCGGCCTCTCCGTCGAAGTCGGCCGCTCGGCCATGCCCATCATCAGGGACCTCGTTCCCCAGTTCAAGAAACTTCTGGCAGTCGTGAGGCCGCTCGCGCCTCACCTCATACAGATCGGAGAGGCGCTGGCCGCTTTCCTCGTTGTCACCAAGGCCGCACAGGGTTTCGCCATCATGCTGACCGTATTGGGAAAGATGAAGGCCCTCCTGGCCGGCGGTCAGTTGGCGAGCGGTCTCGCGGGCGTAGCGGGTGCGGCTGGGACCGGTGGCGCGGGCTTCGTAACAACCGCCGGCGGACAGACCGTCGCACAGACCCTGATTCCCGGCGCCGTTTCGGGTGCTGGCGCGAATGCCGTAACCGCGGGGGCCGGCAAAGGAAACGCAGCGCTCACGGCGTCGAGGTTGGGCGGCGCTGGAGTGCCAATTGGCACGACCATCGGCGCGGTCCTTGGTGGCGCTATCATCGCGGGCCTCGCTGGCTACCTCGTGGCGAATCCGATAGAGGGCGCAATAGGGAATTGGGCGTCAACGCCGGAGTCCAGAAGAAAATTGCAGGAGATGGTGCAGCCGGGGCAGGTGGCGACAGGGAAAGTCGGCGGCGCCGGCGGCGCGGGCAACAACACGATCGCCGAGGACCTCGCCGCCGAGGCAGCGAAGTCGAAGGCCAGCATCGACGATGCAATCGATCGCCTTGGCGCGCAGTCTGCCGTACAGACGGGCGCCGCCTTTCGCTCGACCATGTTGCAGATGAGGCAGCTCCAGGACCTGGCCGCGAAGAAGATCGTGCTCGGCAACGTCGACGGCTCTCACACCGACGCAGAGCTGCGCAGCACCCGCGACCGCATCATGGGCGCCTTGCACATCACAGTGAAGCAGGCCGACCGGCTCATGGGGCAGATGTTCCAGGACTGGCGCCCACAAGATCAGCTCGTGCCGAAGATCAATCGGGCCGCTGTCGCCGTAGAGAACCGCATCGCCATCCTGCGCAGGCGCGCCGCGCAGGATCTCCGCATGGGCAACCTCGACGCGACGCAGATGCTCAACGAGATCGGCAGAATCAGCGCAGCGCTCGGAAATGTCAGAAGCGCCTCGCGGACGGCCGGAAACGCCGTGGCAAACGCGCTGAAAAGCCCCGCCGGCGGCGGCGGATCCTATCGCGGTCACTTCGCGGCGTCTGGTGCCTACGTGAGGCGCACCCCCGGCGGCACTCTCCTGCGCGTCGGCGAGGGCCGCTACGACGAGGTTGTGGCGCAAGTGTTGCCCGGGCGCGGGCAGCAGCAGAGTACCGGCGGCGAGACACACTTTCACCTTCACATTGGCCAGCTCATCGGCACCGACGAACGCGCTGCCCGCCAGCTCTGGAACACAGTCAAGCCGATCGCCATGAGCGAGATGCGTCTCAAGGGGGCGATGAGTCGTGGCTGACTACGCCCTCGTCACGCTCGGCGCCTTCGTTGCCCCTTGCGCCGGCGTCGTCATCGGCGCCCGTCCGCGCTCCGTCGGCATCTCCGCGAACGCGCTCGCCCAGTACCCCGTCGAGACCACCGACTACGTGCCGGGCTTCCGCACCGTCACCATCCAGGACTGGAAGCTCGCCGGGCAGGAGACGACAGGCGAGTCCGCGCCCGAGCACCTCGAGCGCCTCTGGGCGAACCTCGAGGCCGAGGTGGCCAAGGATCGCAACACGCTCACCATCGCCGTCTGGGGGTTCCTGGCGCCGCGCGTGTACACGGTCTACAAGAACGACGGCATCGAGTCGGCGATCGTGCCGCTCACGCAGTCGCGCGCGGTGATGAAGTTCGACGTGACCCTCAAATGCCTGCCCTAAGGAGCCTGCCATGTCCGTAGACGTATACGAAGCGAACCTCAGGCTGACCGCCGCCCTCCACGGCGCATCCTACCAAGGCCCGGCCTCCTACTGGGCGGAGCTTGTCAGCGACGCGCCGAGCCGCACGGTATACGGCACGCCTTCCGGCCTCGGCCGCATCGAGGTCGTCTGCGCAACGGCCATCGTGAACAACGGCGACGGCAGCGGCGACAACGCCACTGTGTGGACCTGGGCGGCGCCGGCGACCGACCTCGACGAGTGCTCGTATCTCGAGTTGTGGGATGCCGCGTCTGCCGGCAACCGGCGCCTCTTCGAGATGCTCTCCAGCCCGGTCTCGCCGGTCGCGGGGCTGGCCGTGACCGTGCCCATCGGCAACTTCACCTGGACGGAGGTCTGAAGTGATCCATCTGACCGCAGACCTGCCGGCCGTGGAGTTCCCGGTGGGGACGTTGCACTGCGGGGTGGTGTGAGGTGGCCTTCTCCGCGACAGGTGGCACCGTTACCACGGACGGTGACTATACCGTTCACACGTTCACCGCGAACGACTCGCTCGTCTGCACCGAGAGCATAGAGGCACAAGTCTTCATGGTCGGCGGCGGTGCCGGTGGCGGCTATGGCCACTACGCCGGCTCCTATGGCGTCAGTGCCGGTGGCGGTGCGGGGCAGGCACGAGACGACACGGTGACATTGAGTGGCAGCATGGATGCTGTGGTCGCTGCGGCTGCAGCAGGCGGCACCTCTGCGACCAAGCAAGGGACGGATGGTAACTCTTCCATCTTCGGCGGCAACACTGCGAGTGGTGGTGGTGGTGGTGCTACAGGCGACGCTCCTACAGATAACGGCCGTGGCGGCGCAAGCGGTGGTGGTGCTTCGAAAAACGGCACAGGTGGCTCGGCTTCGGCCGGGTATGCGGGCGGCAACGCCGTGTCCGCCTTTGGATATTCTGCAGGCGGCGGCGGCGCGGGGGCCGCAGGAGGCAACTCCACGACCACAGTTCCCGGTAACGGTGGCGCGGGGGTGCAAGCGCCCGCTGGTTACGGCTTCCCCGCCGGATACTTCGCTGGTGGTGGTGGCGGCGGAGCGACGGCGGGAACGCCGGGCACCGGGGGCAGTTCTGTTGGCGGTGCTGGGCGGAACGGCACGTTTCCAGGGTACGACGGAGCAGCAAATACGGGGTCTGGTGGCGGCGGCACCAAGGAGGGAAACGGGGGTGCTGGTTCCAAGGGGATCATCGTCGTCAGCTACCTGACGGGCGGCGGAGCACCTCCGGGCATCACATACGTGCCCCGCAGCATCGGCTCAGGAATCGGCTCGGGCATCGCCTCGGGCATTGCATGAAGAGGTGACGCATGGAGTTCTGGCGCAAGAAAAACACGGACACCAGGGTCGTGTTCCCGATCCAGAAGAACGACGGCACGTTCATCACGGGCGCGGCCGGCCTTGACTCGGAGTTTGCCCTGTACGGCGCACATGGTGCCGGGGCTCCATCGTTCGGTGATTGCACGCACGAGGCCACGGAGATCGCCTCGACGGCGCTCTACTACCTCGACGTCTCCGCCGCCGAGCTGAACGACGACTATGGCTCGATCATCCAGGTCAAGTCCAGCTCCACGGGGGCGATCGTCCAGGCACTGCTCTTCCACACGCGGCCCGATGAGGTCGACGTGGTCAACTGGAAGGGCAGCGCGGCTGCGGCCATGACCGGCGACGCCTATGCTGAAGCCGCGCTCGTCCACGCGCACGCACAGACTATTGAGACTGCGACCACGGCGGCCTCCATCGCAGCCGCCGTGTGGAATGCCCTTGTGGCCAGCTACGCAACGGCCGTCACGTTCGGCAAGTACCTTGGTGGAGCACCGGCGGGCGCGACCGTTGCCGCAGACCTCATCGCTGCCAAGACCGATACGTCATCGCTCCTCAAGGGCCGCTACAACAAGAACTACACCGACCCCGCTACCGGCGATGAGACGGTCTTCGAGGATGACAACACGACCGTGCACAAGTCCGGTCCCATCTACGAAGACATCGCCGGTACTATGCCCTTCGACGGCAGCGGCGCCAACCGCCGGGACCGGATGACGTAAGTGGGAAGTCGGGTACTCAGAGGGCTGGGCGACACCAGCGACACGCTCGTCCTGGGCGGGCTCGGCGAGGGCGAAGAGGCCCCGGTAATCACAGCGGTCGAGCTGTCTTGCGCCATGGTGAACGGCGCTGAGTTCGAGGTCGAGATGGACCAGCGCGCCGCCACGATGGAGATCGGCTGCGCCATGGTGAACGGCGCTCGCTTGCGCGCCCGGGCGCTGCGTGAGGGGACTGTGCTGCCGGAGACGGACACTCTCGGCTGGACCACGCCGGACGCCGCGGCCTCGCCGCTCTGGGACCTCACCGTGACCATCGGCGGCGTGCGCATTCCGAACGCCGCCATCACCTCGTTCCCCATCGAACTTGACGCCCACGGCGGCTTCGAGTCCTGCGCGATCTCGTTCGCCAGCAAGCGCACCGCCCGCTGGCCCCGGCGTGCGCAGATCGTCATCGCCTACGACGGCATGCACCCGTTCGAGGGTCGCTTGGCGACGCAGCGCCGGTCCGTCGGCACGGAGCTCGGCTGGTCGCTGGAGTTCGTCGGCAACCTCAACGACCTGCGCAACCACCGCGCCTTCCGCCGCGTCTACGTCGACAGCGATTTGGACAACTGGCGCACCGACCAGGGGCCGAATACGGCGGCGAACGTCTTCGAGGTGGAGGCGACCAGTGGCTAAGGAGCTGCGCATCGGCGTGCCGGGGGCCGGGCAGGCGTCCGGCGTCCCCGCCTTCGCTGTCTCCCGCGACTCCGCGGGCATCCTCATCGGCGTGCGCGACAACGCCGCGCCGCAGTTCGCAGTGAGTAGGGATTCGGACGGGCTGCTGTTGAGCGCGTTACCGACTGGGCCGACTGTTCCCCCGCTGCCGACATCTTACGTTGCCAGCGGTTATGTGCTCGGTATCAACAGCACGGCCTTATTTGAACTGGAGATGCTTTTCTGGGACGCCGCCTTCGCTCTCGTCGAGGTGGGAGGAGGGGCCGGTACTCGGATCACTTCATCGTTGACCGATTGGCAACGGATATGTGTCACTTCCCCCGTCCCCGCTGGTGCGGCCTACATCTCGGCGCGAATCTATTGCCAAATAGCGTCCCCAGCGGGGGCGTATTGGACAGCCATGCAGGTGGAGGATGGCGTGGTGGCAAGCGCCTACAATGTCGGTGGCGCGAACCTTGTTTCAAATCCCGAGTTCACGCCGGACTTCTCCTACTGGAGCACGTGGGGTATGCCGGACGACGAGACTAGCGATCCGCTCTACCCGAGTGTCTTCTCCCAGGAGGCAAGCCTGCCGTCGTCCCCGCTTCCCGGAATCACGACCGCGCTCAAATACCAGTCTGACGCCTACTACCCGTCGCCGTTCCCCGTCATGGCTTACCAAGCCACCCAGCGTACGATCGCATTGCCGACTCCATGACCGCCCCCACGAACGCCCCCAAGGCCAGCGCCCGCGTCTACTACCCGCTGTTCGACGGCGTTGACCCCGAGGGGCAGGAGCAGCGCGTCCGGGCGCTCGACATGAGCCTTCTGGTCGGCGGCAAGAAGGCTGACCTCGCGACGAACTACCAGGTCAGCATCTACGGGCGCACGCACATCGACAGCCCCAACCTCGTCACCATCTTCCGGCAGGTCGTGGAGCGCGCCGCGGGCGTCCCATGGGTGCCGGTGAACGTCAGCCGCCAGATCGACCACGCGAGCGTCCACTGCATCGTGCTCAAGCTGGAGGCCATGGCGACGGACTTCACGCCGCCGGACGACCCGACGGCGACTTTCACCTATGACGACCAGACGTCGACCGCCGATCCGCCGCCGTGGGGCGTGCGCCTCAAGTCCTATCACCTCTATGCCTCCGATCTCTTGCGGGACGTCACGGCGCCGCGCGTGCTCGCTCACATCGTCGAGCCCTACTACCCGGGCGCGACGTTCCCGGCGAGCACGTTGCAGTACGACCAGATCGCGTTCTCCGAGCTGCCGCGCGACCGCTGGGATGCGCTCGATGACATCTGCGCGATGACCGGCTGGGACTACGCGGTCTGGGACGGCAATGAGCTTGAGTTCACCGACCCCGACGACGCGACGCCGGTGTCCATCCCCAAGGAGCACGCCGGCGTCAAGTGGACGAACGGCCCCGACGAGAGCGACGCCAAAAACGCGGTGCGCGTGAAGTACACGAGCAAGAACGGCAGGCCGCGCGAGGTCATCATGCACGGCACGCTCAAGCTCGGCGGCGACGTGGTGGCGGACACCATCGTGGCGCCCGATTCGGTGGTCAGCAAGGCCGGCGCTGAGCGCGTCGCCCGCCGTTGGCTGAAGGCGCACGGGCGTGTGCCGAACGTCGGCGACATCACCGTGACGGGAATCGGGCCGTGGGGCGACGCGCTGAAGCTGCGGCCGGACAACAAGCGAGTCGGCAAGGAGAAGGTCAGCCACGTCACGCTGAACCCGCTCGACTGGAGCGCGACCCTGCAGTTCGGCGTCAACGTCGACAGCTATGAGGCGTGGGTCGCGCGGCTGGCCGCCGGCGCACACGCGAGGAAATGATGAGGGGCAAACGATGACTGACGACGAGAGAATGGACCGGACTTCACGGCCCGACCCAACGACTTTGACGACCGATGCTCTAGAGCGTGCGGTCGCGGGGCTGAAGGAGCTTCTCGGGCAGAGTGTCACGCACGAGTCCAATCTGCGCATCAAGGACATCGAGGCTCTCCAGCGTGAGCTACTGCTTCTGGACAGGCAACGGGTGGAAGGGAAAGCGGCTGACACAGCATCCCTCGCCGCGGCCCTGTCGGCAGCCAAGGAGGCGGTCAGGGAGAACAACCTGTCATTCGAGAAGGCCATCTCCAAGACTGAGACCGCCACGAACGACCAGATCAAGAGCATCGTGACGACGTTCCAAACGGCCCTCGATAGCGTCAACAACACCATCAGCGACGCCAAGGACCGCATCAACAAGCTGGAGCAGGTACAGGCGGCGCAAGGCGGCCAGCAAGAGGGCGCAAGCGCGACCGTCGCATGGATTCTCGCGGCCGTCGGCGGAATCGTCGCCGTCGCCTCAATCATCATCCAGTTGTCTCACTGATGCCCGCGCTCATCGACAACCTGCACGCCGTCGGCTCGACCTGTCGCGAGCTCGCCGCCTGGTGCCGCTGCGAGTCATCAGGCGGCCGCTTTGACATGTGCGAGAAGTGCATCCTCGGCAATCCAGAGGTCTGTGAGGGGAAGGTCATCAAGGCCCTGGTCGGCAAGGTCGTGGCGGGACGGCTGGAGTTTGACCAGATGGAGCAGCAGAAGGAGCACTGGAAGGGCGTCGCCGAGCGCGTCGCCAGCGCGGGCATGAACGCAGACCGAACGAAGGAAGCACCATGAGAACGCTCAGACTCACCCACCCGATGATGCACGGCGCCGACGTGCGCGCTCTGCAGTCCGCCCTGCACAAGAACCCCTACGGGGACTTCTACCGCTTCAAGGTCGACGGCGGCTACGGCCCCGTGACGGCGCACCGCGTCGCCGCGGCCAAGTGGCACCTCGGCTACCCGTCGTTCGAGCCGTTCTGCGCTCAGCAGCTCATGGACTTTCTCAGCGGGCACCGCAAGCTGTCGCCTGCGTTCGAGGCACGGCGCAAGGCACGTCAGGCCGAATCGCGCAAGCCGCACCCGCAGGACACCATGGCTGAGAAGGCGCTGCACTGGGCGCTCGGCACCGTCGGCCAGCACGAGACGCCGCCCGGCAGCAACCACTGCCCTGCGACAGACGAGTGGGGCCATGGACCGATGGCCTGGTGCAACGTCGAGGTGAGCCTCGCATACATCCACGCGGGCAGCCAGGCGTTCAGCAAGAACGCGCAAAAGTGGCAGTTCGTTCCGTCCATGCTGCAGGCGGCGCGCAACCACCAGGACGGCCTGCACTGCATCCAGTTCAAGGAGCTGCTGCCCGGCGACATCATCGTCCATGGGCCCGGCGCCTACCACACGACTCTTCACGACAGGATCGTGAGCGTCGGCAGCCGCCTCGAGTGGGACGTAGGTGGCAACGAGGGCTGGGGCGGCACGGTGTACCACGACCTGCACGACGCCGGCCTGGCCGATTCCTTCATTCGGGTGGAGCGGTAGTCCCGGGCGCTCAGCTCGTCAACACCCCTCCACGCCTAGTCGGCGACGCGCCACGGTGATAGCCTCCCCCCGTGCCCGCCAACACCCTCTACTACGGCGACAACCTCGACATCGTCCGTGATTAGGTTCCCTCGGGGATGAGGACGAGGGGGAGTTGACTGAGACTGATGCATGCCGCAGCCGAACAAATGAGCCAACTCAACGAGGGGCTCTGGATAATCGTCGGCGCCATCATTGCCGCCGGGTCGGCGGTGGCGATGATGTTGTGGCAGGATCTACGCGCCCGACAGCGTGCGCGGGACCAGGCTGAGGCGGCAACGATCGAGAGACTCCAGAAGGCGCTGGCAGAATGGCTCCATCTGCTACGGTTCCCCCAATCGCTCAACGACCCGGCTCACGACGACTTGCCGACACTCCTCGAGATCGGATACCTGCTGGAGCGAGTGAGAGACGAAAAGGCTCGCTCGGCCGTTCACAGGCTGCTGGACACAGGCAAGGAACAGGATGCCCGGCGCGGGAAGGGGCAGATGCACGAGGAGGACAAGGCCGCGATCGAGGAGCTCGTTGACCAGTACGATGGCGCCCAGCGCGCTCTGGGTGGCCGCTACCGCGCAGTGACGTAGGCCGTCGGCGCGTTTGGCGCCAGTGCATCGTCTTTGGGCAGTGATGGGACGTATCTTCCCGGACCTCCGCAGCACCACCCTTCCTCCGCCAACAAGGCCCCCACGTAGTGTGACCGCATGGCGCTCACCCCGTCTAGCACCCGCTCACGTTCGTCCATCCGTGTCGATCTCACGCGCACCCACGGCTCGCCGAACGCCTGGGGGTCCAAGCACCTTGGCTGCAATTGTTCTTCCTGCAGGGCCTCTCAACTCGAGTATGACCGGCGCTATCGTGCCGAGCGGCGAGGCAAGGAACGGGAGAAAGAGCGACGTTACTATCAGAATCACGCTAAGCGGTTGCGGAAAAACCGGCGGCGATACCGAGCGGCACACCCCGACATGGAGCGCAAACACCACCGTGCTCGGATAGCGCGAACGCGCGGTGCCCCTGGCGTCTTCACGGAGCAGGACGAGGCAGACCAACTCAAGCGTCAGCACGGACGCTGCTTCTACTGTGGGTCCAAACTTCTGAACGGGTATCACGCCGACCACGTAGTCCCCATCTCTAGGCCGGACTGGGGCGCTCACAATGGCCCGGGGAACTACGTGATCACCTGCCCCAAGTGCAACCTGGCGAAGGGGGCTCAGCACCCTATGGATTTCGCCGGGATGCTCTTCTAGACCGTCCGCCGCACTGTCCCTCCTCCAACACCCCCGCCTTGTACCGTTGCCGGCATGGCAGTTCACCCCTGCTAAGCCGCGGCCGGTCCCCATCCCCATGCCGGCCGGCCGCGGCGCTTCTGGAAGCGAACAAGGAGGCGCAGGTGCGCTATGGCCGAGCTCTCATCGTCGTCGTTCTGGTCGTTCTTGGGGGACTGTTTCTATGGGGTGTGTCTGTTCACGCTGCGGCTGGTGGTGCGCTGCCTGCCGCAAGCGGATCGCCAAGTCCCCCAGCCACTCCCACCGCCAGCCCGAGTCCTGTGGTGCCGCCCGCAGACACCGGCACAGTCCGCTGGGCTCTCAAGTGGCGCAAGGCCGCCGTCCGTAGCTGGCGAGAGTGGGGCCGCGCCCGATCCTGTCTCGCCCTCAGAGTGGTGCCGTTCCAGAGGCACAGCGCGCGGCAGCCAAGTCGGGCCAAATCAGGCGCCCGGTGGCTGGCAGCTGGACGGTCGTGGAAGCACGACCGGGCCGCCTACCGAGCCCGCACCGGACGGCTCGTCTACCACATGAAGAACCCTGGCGGATCGTCGAACGGCGTGCGCTGGCTGCCGTTGGCGCGGTGGCTTCACTGGCCGAGTTACGCGCTGTCGCAGCTCGCCTCGACTATCATGCGGGAGTCGTCGGGCAGGGAGCGGGCCGACAACGGACAGGGCTTCGTCGGCCTCGTGCAGTTCGCGTGGGAGTGGGCTCACGGCGTCTACCTCATCCACGGCAAGCCCCGCTTCTTCAACCGCTCCGACGCCACAGAGACGCTCACCGCGGCGCGTGACGTGTGGGAGGACCAGCACCGCTCGTTCCTGCCGGCATGGGCGTTGACGGCGTGGTGACGGACGCCTACCCCTTGTACTGGCGCGTCCGCACCCGCCTTCCCGCCCGATTCGGCCAACGCTGTCGCGTCCTCTGCCGTGGCGCCATGAACAGCTGCGCCGTCGAGTTCGCGGACGGGTATCGCGTCGTCACGAGCCGGTGGCACGTGAGGCGGGCGCTGTGAGGCTCTTTGCCGCCGTAGTCTTCATCCTTTGCCTCGGCCTCGCGGCGCTGTCCCTGCTGCCGGCCCTGCTGATGCTCGCGAGGCTGCAACCGTGACACCGGCCCTCCACACCCCCGCCGCCCCGCAGGTTCCCGGCTGCCACGGCCGGGCCCCGAAGCAGTACCCGGCCGGCCGCGTCTGCACCATGCCCGGCTGCGGGACCATCCTCAGGCGCACGCACAAAGGGCCGATCTGCGACCCCTGCCAGGACAACCACAGATGCGGGCCGCCGGCCTCGGCTCACGGTGAGGCCGTGACGACAGCGGCGCCGGCGGTCCGCGAAACGAAGGAGGAGAAGGTGGGCAAGGAAAGCAAGCGCGGGGCCGTGTTCGCGGTGTTCGCGAGCAACCCGTCGCGGAGCTTCAACGCCGGCGACGTGATGATGTCGTCGGGTATCAGTCCGAGCTGCGCCTACAAGAACCTCAAGGCCCTGGCCGCCAGTGGGGAGATCGTCAAGGTCGCGCCCGGGGAATACCGCTGGCCGATCATCGAAGACGCGAAGACGGCGCCGGACCTCATCCCCCCGGTGCCTGCTCCGGTCATNCCTCCGCCGGAGCAACCCGCGAAGGAGGCGCCGGCCTCGGGTCCCCTGCCCCCACAGGCGGGGCTGGCGCCCTTCGCGGGCATCAAGCCGTTTGCCGGCATCGACGCGGAACTACTCACCATCGGTGAGATCGTGCGGCTCATCGAGCGGCTGACTGGCCACGAGACGCGCGTCCGGGTCGCTGCGTATGTGGCCTCGAGGTTCCTGTGAGCGGCCGCCGCGCGAAACAGGTCCGCCGCCTCCTGCGCATGGCCGCCTACGGCGACCGCTACGCGCAGCAGTGGAACCTCGAGCACATGACGCGCGGCGAGATCAATCGCAAGTCGCTCCGCCAAGTCGCGGTCGAGGCGCGGCGGGCGGGGAGGCAGGCGTCGTGATCGCCTTCCTCGCCTTCGTCCTCGTCGGCCTGGCCGTGGTCGGCTACCTGCTGCATCGGTGGGTGAGGCAGTGAATGCGCGGCTCTGTGGCCGCAAGTGGATCACCGCGCGCGAGTACGCCGATGCCAGCGGCAAGAGCATGTGGGTCGTGCACTTCGAGCTGCGCACCGGCCGGCTCAGGGGACGCAACCTCAACGCAGGCGCCGGGAAGCGTCCGCGCTGGCAGGTGGCGGCCTCGGAACTGCGGAAACTGGGGAGGTGAAAAGTGAACACGACCAAGCTGATTGCGGCGCTCATCCGTGCCTTCTGGACGGTGGTCTTCCCGCTCATCGGGGCACTCGTGAACTGGCTCGCCACCGGCGACAACCTGCACCAGATCGGCGTCGACAACGCGGCGCTCATCCTCGTCATCGGTGGAGTCCTGTACGGGCTCAAGAAGTATCTCTGGCCAAACACAAAGTTCTAGGCGTCGATCCTGCGGCCCCGGTGCGTGACTGGCTGGGGCCGCAGGTGTCTCTACTGCATGGCCAGCAGGTCGGTGCTCACCGTCGAGGCCACGTCCTGGACGCTCTGCAGCGTCCCCGTGCCCGCGATGTAGTCGCGCACCGCGTAGGCGTAGGTCTGGTAGTCGCTGCAGAGCATGACCATGTAGGTGTCGTCGCTGGGCGGGTAGATGCTCCTGAGCTTGTTCCAGCCCTTCGTCGCCGCCGCGATGTTGCCGGCCGTAGTCTGTCTCGTAATGACGGCCAGACGTTTCGCGGCAACGGACACCAAGGCGACGGCCTCTTTGCCCTTCGCGTCGGTCGGCGCAGGACTGGTACTCGTGTCGCTGCCGCAGGCGATGAGCCCCAACACCGCGAGCGCGAGCGCGACGATCAGGAATCCCCGGACGTACTTCATGCCCCCTCCTCAGACGTTGCCCCTTGGGGAGTATTATCGGCACCGCGCGAGGTAGAGTAAAGAGCATCAGGGGCACGGAGAGAGTGAGGGTTTCCGTGTTGCATCGGGTGTATTGTGTCGACATCACCGGGGACGGGTGATTCCGGCAAGGAGGGGCAGTGGCACCACGAAAGAGAGCTCGGCCGCGCGGCAAGGAGTGCATCACCTACCGAGAAGCCGCCGGCATCCTCGAGGTCACCGAGACAACCATCGCTCGCTGGGTCAAGGACGGCTACCTGCTCTCCTACGAGACGCGGAATGGCTACCACAAGCTCTGGCGCAGCATCGTCATGGAACTCAGAGATGACAGGAAATTGTCACCCTGAATATCAGATGTTGACATAGAGCGCCACGTGGTATAGCGTCATCCACGTCAACTGAAGCCGTGAACGCAAGGAGGTGAGACACAGACATATGACCGCAGGGGTGAACGACCGATAGGAGCAAGAGATGGCCCGTAAGAGACGGGCCGAGCAGCCGCTGGTACGGCGCCCGGCCCTAGCTGACCCGAAGAATCTGTCAAAACCCCAGGCAGTTGCCGTTAACAGTAGCACGAAAACGGCTCTGCGCAATGTCCCGGCCTCGCGCATCGCCCGTCGCCGCTGGAATCGCAAGCCTCGCGTGACCCTCTCGGACGCCGCCGCCTGGGCGCTCGCCACGCTCGTCGTGGGGACCGCCCTGCTCGCCGTGTGCGTCGTTCTCACGCTCGGCTGGCCCTCATGAGCGACGACCCCTACAAGCTCCTCGCCGAGCACGAGAACGGCAAAGAGAAGCTGTATCGCCGGGCCACTGACGACCTGCTTTTCAGGGTGACGGAGTACCCGAGCGGCCGGCGCACGACGCAGCGGGTCGGAGAGAGCGTTCTCGACCACGCACGGCATCTCGTACAGTGGCATTTCATCGACGCGGTGAAGTCATGAGCACCATCACCATGGCCCAAGCCGCCGGCTTTCTCGGCCTCCCCAAGCCCGCCGCCCGTCGGCAGCGCGTGTGCGCTGAGTGCGAGGGTGAGCTGGTCTGGACGGTCGAGATCACGAACGCCCGCCCGTGGGGCACCGGGTACGACGTGCTCGTCTGCGAGGAATGCGACGAAGAGGCCGACCGTCACTTGGTGGGGTTCTGATGAGCGCCCCCTACGACGACAACCGCCAGCCCGACGCGGGCTGCCAGTTCTGCAGTGTGCTCGACGACGAGAGGCCGGACGCCTGCGAGGGCTGCCCGCGCAGCTGCGGCAACTGCGGTGACTATCGCAACTGCAACCTGGCTCAGAACGACGGACGCGGCGTCAACTGCTGCGGCGTCGGGTGGGTACCGGAGGCGGCGTCATGAGGCCTCCCGAGCGCTACTGGCGCAAGGCCGCCAAGCGAGCCCTCAAGCGGCTCCGCATCTCAAAGCCCAAGCCGCGCGTCGTGCGCACTACGCCGCCGCGTCCATGGGGCAAGCAGCGCAGCTTCTGGAAGAAGGCGCGATGAGCCCCGTCGAGGACATCGACCTCCCGACCATGTCCGACATGTGCTTCGGCGACGTGTGCGAGGAGTGCCGCGACTACAACCATCCCGACGCCTGCCCGTGCGGCGAGCCGTCGACTGAGGAGACACCATGAAGATCATCAAGCTGACAGCCCAGAACATCAAGAGGTTGAAGGCCGTCGAGATCACCCCGGACGGCGCGGTGCAGATCGTCGCCGGCCGCAACGCCCAGGGCAAGTCATCCGTGCTCGACGCAATCTGGATGGCGCTCGACTGGAAGGCCGCCGGCAAGACCACGCCGCGGCCGGTTCGAGACGGCGAGGATGCCGGCCGCGTCCGCCTCGACCTCGGCGACCTCGTTGTCACCCGCAAGTGGGCGGGCGACAAGACCTCGCTGCTCGTAGAAGGTGCCGACGGAGCGACACGGCAGCGTCCGCAAGAACTGCTCGATGCCTTGCTCGGGTACCTCTCGTTCGACCCGCTGGCGTTCACGCAGCAGGGCGACCGGGAGCAGGTACAGACGCTGCTCGGCCTCGTCGACCTGCCGTTCAAGCCGGACGAGCTCGACGGCCAGCGGCAGGTGCTCTACGACGATCGCCACGCAATCGGGCAGGATCTCGCTCGCGCCAAGGGTGCCTCCGAGTCGCTGCCCATAC